GTCTATGTCGACGGATTAGCGGGATCTATAAGTTCCGTGATCGCATTGAGTGGAGATGAGAGACCCATGATAAGTGAGACGGGGACTTTTGCCATTCATAACGCACTCATAAATCAAACGCAAGGCAATCATCACGAACTTAGACAAGTGGCTAACAGCCTCGAAAAGTTTAGCGAGATCGTGGCGTCAGTTTATGAGAAAAAGACCGAGTTAAAACTTGAGGAGGTCAAAGAATTAATGAACACCGAAAGTATTTTCACAGCCCAAGAGGCTGTTCAATTAGGCTTTGCAAAAGAAATTTATGAGCCACTTAAAGCCGTGGCGTATTTTAAAAATATAGATATGGGATTATTAGAAAAATTTAGAGCTAACATGGCGACTACAGAAGCGAGCGTCACAGAAGCTATTGACCCAAGCGTTCAAGCTGACGTCTCAGAAAATGAGGTCGTAGCTGCGTTTGATGAGACACAAGTCGCCGAAATTACCGCAATCGTTGAAGCCATAGTGGCTGAACTTATGGCGGGAACTGAGGAGGTAGTTGAAGCAAAGGTCGGAGAAGTGACCGCGCAAATACTTGACAAAGTAGTTAGCGAGGGAAGCGCTCCATTAAAGAAATCAATTTCACAGCCTACACAGCCAATGAATGGTTTACAGGCATTTTATAACGCGAAAGCAAAAATCAAAAATAGCAAAATATCATGAGCGACATCACACCCGTCACACAGAACGCCAACGGAATAATTCCGATACCCAACTACCATTTACCCGTAGTTCTTGGCGCAACTACCATCGATCGAGGATTGATGAACGTAAGACCTTCATATATGGATAAGGTCGAATTATTGAGAATGGACTCAAGCGCTAACAGCTTACACGCTCCTGTTTCATCACCTACCACAGGCGTAGGCGATTACTCTATCACAAATAGATTAATCACCACAGGCGATATCATGTATTTCAGGACGTTCAACCCTTTAAGGGATTTCGAAAATGAATATGAATGGCAGTACAGCACAGGCCGCCAAGTAGATGCACGCCTTGCAGCCGTTACACAAACAGCTATTGACGAGCTAGCATCTGGCGACATCGCTGACGGATTAGAGCAGCTTATTTGGAATGGTGACACCACAAGCGGAAGCGCTTGGTTATCTAGATTTGATGGTCTAATTAAATTACTTGACGCTGACAGCGATTCAAATCTCAATAATATAACCTTTGGCGGAGTTCTGACAGCGGCTAACATCATTGATAAATTGGAATTAATGATCGCCTCATGTCCTAGCGCAGTGCTTGAAAACTTGAGTATTAAATTTGTTGTATCTCACAAGGATAAGCAAAAATTATTCGAAGCCTATAGAAACGCCACCATCACGAAAGGCATAAACATAATGGATAGCGGCGTTCCACAAATTGCGGGTATTCCTGTAGTGTCTTGTGGTATTCCTGAGAATAAGGTTGTACTTGGAGTATTTAACAACGGCCGAGACGGTCAATTCCAATCTGCGACGTGGATGGATCAAGATAGGGGCATTGTGGTCGATAGAGTTTCGGCCTCCTCAGAAGACTTTTTTATAAAGGCTTTGATAAAATTTGGCGTTAACTATGTTCGCGGGGAGCAAATAACTTACGGGAAGGTTTAATGTCTTGCGCTGGAATCTTTAGCGGGGCATTACAATCTTGTACAGATCCATTAAGTGTGGGTCTAGTACAAAGATTGTTCCTTGCAAACCTAGAGGATGTAGCATCCTTTACGTTCGATGGAACTGATACCAATATGGTCACAGGCATCACAATGGAAAGCGGGAAAAAGTTTTTTGAGTTCGAAGGCTTAAAGCAGTCTATTAGCTGTCAGTCTGAGTATGTACCTAAGCCATTTTCTACAGCTTATAAGCATACAGTAGATTTTAGTATTATGGACGTTTCAGCCTCACAGCGTAGAAATATGGAGGCTATGGTTTTTCAACCACAAGTTGCCATTACGTTTGGTCAAAATGACTCAAGCCTTGGAAACGGTGCGTTTGAGATACATGGCATTAACGCGGGTCTTGAAGTTATTACAAATATTCGTATTCCCGCTGATAATGAGACGGGCGGAGCGTACAGAATACAGCTTGCAACACCAGACGCGGGGGGAATTGAGAGCGCTTTGCCAAGTGTTTTCTGGACTGACCCAAGTACAGGAACTTATGCATCAGCTTTAACAGCTTTAGTAGCATTAAAATCATAATTATGGGAAATCTAAGACAGTCTAAATATAAGTCTGTTTTTCTTCAAAACCTCGCGGACATGCGCCGCGGGGTGAAGGAAGAACCACAGGCAAAGCCAACGGCTAAAAAGACATACAAAAAGAAAAAGGTAAAAAAATAGATGGAGTTTTTAGGATCATTCGGCGCTAAGCCTACATTTCAGCGCATCGCTACGCCACGCGATACCGTTGATAATATTATCATGTACGGCGTTGACAATTTGTATCCTCAATTCATCGAATCTATTTTTAATTTAAGCCCAATAACAAAAAGCGCCGTTAATTTAATGGCGTCTTTTATTAGGGGCGACGGCTTTGAGAATGGCGACATCGAAGTCAACGAACGCGGTGAGACGGCTAACGATATTTTATGGTCTATCTCTAATGACCAGGCACTATATAACGGATACGCTTTGCACTTAAATAGCAACGGGCTTGGATCAGTTAAAACCGTTGAGCATATACCTTTTGAATTTGTGCGCCTTGGCTTACCAGATCAGAAAGGCCGCATAAGAGACGTGCGCGTATCTAACAATTGGGAGAGCAGCAATCAGCAAGCTTTACCAAGTGATAAACTAAACGCTGTCAGATATCTTTTATTTAACGATGCAGATAATGGCCGTGAGGCGCTCACATCAAATAGGGGAATGGTTTTATATTCCACACCAAAAAAGAATGAGTACGCGCTCAGCTCCATTGATCCAATTATAGAAACAGCGCAAAGCGATAACGAGCTGCAAAAGTTTGAACTTGGAAATATCACCAACGGCTTTTTATCTATGTCAATATTTAAGTATCCAAGCGCGGGCGATAGTGAAGAACAAGAGGAGGCAATTAGAAAGCGTTTAAATGAATTCCGCGGTGCAAGCCATGCCAATAGTGTCCTCGTTATAGGGGTGGACGAGGACAGTGAGAACACTCAAAATCTTATTGAGCAAGTACCGGCTAATAATAACGACAGCCTTTTTATTAATACGACTCTAAACGTGAAAAATAGAATCGTACAAAATTTCGCTTTGCCGTCGGGTTTACTCGGGATGTTACCCGCGGGGGCAGTTTTCACAGCTACTCAGTTGGCAGATGATTACACGTACATGAATCTAAGAACCAAGGACACCAGAAACCACATCGAGCGCCAAATGGAGAAGCTCGGTTTAGACCTTGGTAAAATTATACCTAATCAATTCGAATCATCACAAATGGCAGACAATGGCGTTACTACAGGATAAGTTATTATTTACAAAAGCCGACATTGCAAAGGCTCGAGAGATTAGCGCTAACATCACAGACGCGAAGATAGAGCCGTATATAAGAGAAACCCAAAGCCTTAACGTAAGAACTTGGCTAGGCGATCAACTCTATTTATTACTATTAAATGACTATACGGTATCTAGTAATCAATTTGGATCTCAACGATTTACAGACCTTTGGTTCGGTTCTGATTATACTAATAGTAATGGCGTAACCGTAAGACAAAACGGCCTCAAAATAGCAGCAATTTATTTCTGTTATGGTCAATTTATATTACAACAGAATACCAATGTGGGTCGATACGGAGTAGGCAGTCTAAACCAAGACGCCACAGAGACTAGCGGCACATCTACAGTAAGAACTAAAAAGAACCAATCCGACTCAATAGCCCTAAACTACCAAGCGGCTGTCGGTTTGTTCTTAAATGATAAGTCCACTACTTATCCCGAGTGGCAAACCAAGACCACAAATGGCCAGAAAATCGCTGCGCCATTCTTCAAAGTATAAAATATTTATTAGTTTGTTTGGTTAGTTTAATAAGTTTAGTT